AATCTGTTGGAAGACGATCTCGCCACACTCTTCACGAGTAGGAACGTGAGCTTCCTCACGATCGTAGCGAGTGGGTAACCCCATCTCTTGTGCTGCCATCGCATCAGGCGATGTTGCGTAAAGAGCGGAGTTGGTGTAGTCGGTCACAGGTGTTCTCCTGTGTGTGCAGTGCCTATCTCTGCTGGAGGCAATAAGTGCCAGGGGGATTGCACCCCTGGTCCCGCTTTAACGGATCACTTGTCACATAATTGTTTGTACCATTTACGTGCAAAGTCAACAGAACACTTGGTGCTCTGATCAAAACCTTTACAACCTTTACGTACGAACTTAGTGACCATTGCAACCTGATCTTCGATAACGAAGAAGTAAATTGCATCTTGTGCTTCGATTGCGTAAGACATGGTGTTGAGTTGAGTTAGAACGTTGCTACGTTTAACGTCCAGCTTGACGTTGATTGTTGACTACAATCTTTCCTGGACTTCAGCGCTAGAGAGCGCGAAATACTAGGTAAAAGCTGGTAAACAACAGATGGAAAGTACATTTTCCACAAGTTGTGGAATAATAATTGAGTTTTCCACAGGACAATCGTGAGATTGTCTGTGAAATTCACACGGTCCTCCTGCTGTCCCACCCTTTCATTACTTCCTGTATATACGAAGTCCCGCCCTTATTTTTTTTCTATACACATTCGCAGTCGGACAACGTGTGTGAGAAGTGTCCGGTAATTATTAACCCATTTTGCCCCAAAAGTTGGCTTTTCGGATAAAAATAAGTTGCACAAAAAGTCGTTGTTTAGGTATCCCCTCTGGTAACAATTAGCCCAAACTTTTGTTATTAAAAACTATTGTTTTGATTTGTTAATATAACTTTCCATATAAAATTTTGTAGCCTAAAACGTCGTCAAAACTGACGTTTACCCCAAACAATTACCCCAAAGTTACGGAATTATTTTGTTGCTGAGTCTTTATATGCTTTAGCAGCTTTAGCCGCTTCACCTGCTTTGCCGGTATCAGTCATTTCACGTGCCAATTCTCGCTGTGCTCCTTGAGCAAAAGTCTGTACGTCTAAGTCATCAGCTCCCGCATCTGCCATTCTTTGCGCTGCATTAGCAATTCCCTTCAATGCAATGCCACGTTGCATGTTTTGTTTGTCTGTAAGGGGCGGACGCATTGTTTTATTTGCCACTTTTTATAGATATAGTCTATCTCAATAGTATTTTTCTAAATTTTTCGATTTAAAATAAGTTTATTAGTTAATAATTAGTTGATATTAAGTAAATGAACCTTTCTCCCGCTGATTTTGCTGCATATAGCCGGGCAACAGGTGCGCCATACCCTGAATCACCGGAAGAACAGATGGAAATGTATCCTCTTGTCCGTAATTTCCGAAAAAATCAACTTCAACCCCCTCAACAACAGGAATCAAACAGCCTTGCACTGGGTTTAGGGATTGGATTAGGGCTTGCAGGACTTGGTGCAGGGGCAATGAGGCTACGTGGCCGTGGTAATAAGGCACCAAAGAAAGATGTAGCAGGTAAAAGCAGTGTAAAGATGACTGATCTTAGTGATCAGCCAATACCAAAATCAAAGACTGCGGTATATGCAGACGTCGGCGCTAAAGCAGAAGGAGATTTTACTGAATATACTCCTCCTCGCGGAGAACTTACTGAAAGAGATGTATATCCACGTATGCAAATTTCAGAAGAAGGTTATTTAGATTATCCAGAAGTTAGTAAACAAACAGAAGCAGCTCGTCGTTTATATCGTAGTAAAGATCGCAGCATCATAAATCAAAATAGACAATCTACGTATCAAGGTGAAATTCCTGGTGTACAAGCTGACTTAACAGCTTTACGTTCTAAAGAAGTTAGTCCATTTGCAACACAAGAGGAGTTGTCTCAACTTGGTGTTGTTCAATCTGCGCCGTCTCGTTCTTTATCGATTGCACCTGATCAACAATCTTTGTTTGATTATGGTCAGGATGTAGGACGTATTGATAGTTTACTTAAAGATCTTCAAGCAGATGTGAGAAGAGAAGCCGGTCAGATGACAGGTACAGAATCAAACAGACAATCTGCTATTGTACGTAAATTAGAAAGAGAAGAAGAAAAACAAGCAAAAAATATATTATCCGAATTAGCTCAAGAAACTCCAACCCTTACAGAAACGTATGAAGCGTTTGGTGAGCCAGCAGCACAAGTACAAAATATTGAAGCTTTAAATACTGCTTCTGATCAGGCTGCTGCACCTGTTGAACGTGCTGTTCAAAGAAATGAAGATGTTGATGCAGCTGCTGCTCAATCTTTTCTAAATGAACAAAGGCAAAAATTAGCTGGTAAAGGATTAAGTCCCACAAGAGTTGAACGTGTACTTGCTTCTAATCCTGAGTTAATTGAAGCTGCAGAATTATATGCAAGCACTGGTGATGAAGCAGTGTTATCTCGTTTTTCTGAACAGCCTTCCTCACCTGTAACTGTTAAACCTAAATCTGTAATATCTTTAGAAGGAGATGAATTAGCTACTGGCTCTTTATTTAAACCAGGAAAATTTGGAGAGTTTGTGGATGACTTAGAAGGTAAAGATGTTAATTTGACAAATCGCATTTCTTCTATTGGCGCAGAACAGCAAGAGCTTATTGGCCGTCGTAAACAACTGGAAGAAGATTCTTTAATGATTAAGTCTGCAATGGATCGTGAACCATCAGGTCAAGATTCTTATAGTCGTATGTATGGTCAGATGCAATATGAATTACAAAACATGCCTGAGCCTGCAAGTTTAAATGTAGATCTTGGCGATGCTATGGCTGAAAGAGATAATGTTCGTGCTCAACTTAAAGGTTTAAAAGAATTAGGTGCTCAACAATTTTTAAAAGATCAAACAGAAGGTTCACGTGCCTTTTATGAAGTTAATCCTGCAACTAATGAAATTATCCCTGAAACACTAGAAATACGTAGTGGACGTAAATCAATTGAAGAACAAAAAGGAGGAGGAGGTCGTAATACTCCGGAGTTTACTGCTGGCATGCGCGAACCAGATTTAAAACAACGTACTGTGCTTGTTCCAGTAAATAAAAGTGCAGTAGAACGCCGACGCCCTGGAGCAGTTTTTGGTCCATATCCTAAAGATTCTCTTCCGACTTCTAGTTCTATTACTGTTAAAACAAGAAGTTCTGATGATGTAGGTAATCAATTAACAGGTTTTGAAGGAGACCGTACACAAACAGGTGGACAGATGGGACTGTATGGTCCTGAACGTACTGAACGCAAAGGGGAACGTGCTACAGCTGGTCAACGCCCAACACAAGTAACAGAAGACGAATTAATTAATCAAGCATTAATGGATTCAACACCTGATGAGTTCGGCATACCTACTCCACCAGATCGTGATTTAGTTTTTGTAGATACAGAGAAATATCGAAGACCTTCTGGTCGCGTCATAGATAGTTTAAAAGCTTCAGAAGCAGTAAGGCGAGCTAATATTGAAGGACGTGATCCACAAATGGTACTGCGTTCAATGGGCTTTGGAGTTTGATCATGGCTGAAAAGAAAAAGAAAACCAAGAAAGATAAAAAGTGGATTCAATCTGCTATTAAACGCCCTGGTAGCTTTACAGCTAAAGCAAAGAAAAAAGGTATTACTTCTGCACAGCTTCAAGCAAATGTAGAAAAAAATCCTGATGATTATGATGAGAAGACACAAAAACAAGCGCGGTTACGAGAAACTCTTGTAAAATTAAACAAGAGAAAGAAAACTAAGAAATAATTATGCCACGCGATAGTCGTTTAAGCCGCCCTCAAGATTATCTTGATGATGTTGATCTTTTCTTTAGAAAAGGAAGTAAAGGACTTCGTAAAATTGATTACGAAGAATCTTTTAGAGCTAAATCTAATGAGCCACCTTTTAATATCAATAGATTTGGAAGAGAAGAATTACGTAGCAAAATTGTTAGTAAAAAACCAACATTAAATCGACGTTTAGATTTTGTTGATGATCCAGGATCGTTTGAACTTTTTACTGGATTAGGAAGATTTGATAATGGCAGAACAAACAAAGAAGAACCAGAACTAAGTTTATATAGTTTTGAAATGGGACGTGCAAATACTAAATTAGATTTTAGGCAGTCACCAGAGTTTCAAGCGAAAGGAGAAATATGGAAAGAACGTTATTCACTAAGTCCAACAATTTCTCCTGATGATAGGATTAAAAATCCAATGCCTCGCCTGGCTAATCCTGATCCAAAAGGTTACCTTATGGCTACTGCAGAGCAAAGAGCTGAAAATGAAATGGAAGGTAAAATGAATGTTGCACAATTACTATCTGCATCCCAAGGAGAGATTGCAGAAGCTGAAAGTAAAGGGGCTTAGAATTATAAATAATAGTTATAGATAGATGGCGGTAGGAAAAGTAATTGGACTTACTTTAAATCAAGCTCCTCGACTTGCTGTAAATATTGCTGGCAAGTTAAAGGGTTTGCTTGGCCCTAAGATGTATTCGAAGATGGGAGGTCTTCGTGGTCTTCAGCAAGTAGGACAAGAAGGTTTATATAGTGGCCTTTTTAGTGGAGGCATGACTGCGGCTGGACAACTGATGAGTGGAGAAGGTTTAGATATTCCTGAGATTTTAGCTTATGGTTTAGCTGATACAGTTACAGGCGGCCTTGCAGTAGGAGGAGTTAAAGCATTACGTGGTACTAAAGGTTTAAGAAAAGGAAGAATAACAGATAAAACTGGAAAAACTAAAGAGGTTAATATTACACCAAAAGAATTATTAAGAAGTAGAGCAGAACTTCCAGCAAACGTTACAGCTTCTTTTCTTACACCAATGGTTGTGTCTTCTGCTTTAGGAAAAGATGTTCAAGGTAATCCTGTTTCTCCAGCTGCTACAACAGATGTAGAACAGACAGCTCAAATTGAGCAACAAAATTTACAGCGTATGCTGGTTAATCAAAATTTATTAGCAGGTCAGTACATGCCCGGCACAATGTTCCAGGGATTAGGTTTGCAGCAACCACAGACTTTAATGCAGCAATACCTAAATGACTCAGGACCTATGGTAAATATGGCAGCTATGGAAAAAGATATGGCAGCTATTGTAGGTCTTTAATCATGGGATATAGAGCAGATTATTTAAAAGGTTGGCAGGCAGCTGTCAGTCAGATGGGCACTAAAGATCGTGGCCATAGTGTGCTTCCTTTTCTCACAAAAGATGCAAGACAATTTTATAAAGGTTTAGCTAATCAAGGAATTACAACAGAAACACCAGTACAGTTAGCAGGTGCTGTAGGAGCACGTTTACTTACTGATGTTGGTACAGATGCCACACGCCACTTGTATTGGCGTTATAACCACCCGATGGCGCTTGCTGATAAGGCAGCAGAACAAGTCATAGGTGATCGATTATTAAACTATTCACCAACGCAAAGAGGAGCTGTTTCTTTAGCAGCAATTGGTGTACCTGTTAGTGCCTCCTTAGGAACGTTTGATGCAACTAATCTTGGTGAGCTAGGACGACCAAAAGGTTTTGCACAATCCTATGCTGAGCAGGGATCAGAAGATCGTAGACAGACAGGACAAGTTGCTCCAGAGCTATTAGATCGTTTTGTATTAGGGCGTCAAGGCCGACCGTTAAAATACGAAACAGCTAGACAAGATATTCCAAATCTTACAAAACAACGTTATGCAAATTATATGAACTTTTTGTATAACGACAAAGGACCTCTTGGTGTAGGTGTTGTTAAAGGAACAATGGAAAATTTACAGGGAGAACCCGAAGTACGTATTGTTGGTTTCCCTGTTGGTCTTCAAGCTGTAGGTGCATTAGCTGGTGGAGTTGGTGCCCTACGTTATGCAGCAGGTCAAACAACACCTGAAGAAATTGCTGGAGGCATTGGACCCAAGCAACCAAGAACAGTAAGCAGCACAGACGCATCTGAAGCTGTTTCTGCTAAACGTCCTGTTGATAAAACTGTTTATCGTGAAGGACAAGAAAGAGTAAAAATGAATAAAGGAGCAGCAGATAGAACAGGTAAACGAACTGATCTTGTTGGACCTAGAACACGAACACTGGCAGCAATGGGTGCAGGAGGAGCATTGACAGGTGCCTTGGCTGGCAAGTTAGTAAATACTTTGTTGGCATCTAGTGGCAGATCAGATTTACCAACGACGCAAGAGTATGGTATTAGTTGAGATAGAATTTAGATAATAGAAATATTTACTTGGGATCTATAAATGGCTAATCCAGGAACACCAGGATCTACTAGCCCTTATGGTGCAAATGTTGTTGATCCAACAGGACGTACTTTTCAACAAAATATTAGCAATTTGTTTAGCAATATGCCTCAAAAGATGACCCAGGTAGGTCAACGCATGCAAACTGGATTAGGAAATGCATATGCAAGTAATAATCTTTTAGCAAGTCGTGCTTCTCTTTTAGGCGGTGCAACCCTAGCGTTACCCAGCGCAGCAGAAGCAATGGGAGAAGGACGGACACTAGAAGCGGCAACAACACTTGGAGGTGCAGTAGGTATAGGTGCTTTAGCTGATCGTTTAGGACGTGGACGAGGAACATTGGCGCGTGCAGGCATTCAAGCTGTAGGTGCATTAGCTGCTCCCATCATCGGTGCAGGTGCAGGTGGAATGGCTGAGAATGTTAAAGCAGGTATTACAGGTAGAGACCCTGCAGGTAAAACCAGTCGCTCAGCTACCCGTGCTCAAACTTTAAAAGATGCAGAAGTATTAGCAGAAGTGCAGCGTCGTTTTGGTGCAGCAGCTTTAGAACCTATTTTGGCAGCACAGAAAGATTTGCAACAGCATAGCTTGAACGTTATGTATCAAAATGATCGGCGCTATGAACCGTTAATTAATAGAATGAAGAATGCTGATGTAGTCCGTCAGCAAGCATTGATGAATACTCAAGCAAGCAACTATGCAATGCTTGGAACTGTAGCAACCGCTGGTAGACTTGCTACAGGAGCACAAGCAGAAGCCGGTGCTAATCTACGTACTGCTATGACATCTAACCCTTATGCTGGTAGTGTAATGCAAGCGCCTAACATTAGTTTTGGTTGAGGTTAACGATGGTAAATACTTCTGCTTTAAATAACTTCAATATAAATCCTTTTCAAACGTCTTTGAATCTGCCTAAGTATTCATTCGATACACCATTGGCAGGAGAATATTTGTCTTTCTTTGGCATCAAAGAAGATGACGATGAAAACCAGAAAGATGGCAATCTGACCGATTACGAACGTGCAAAAATAAAATTTTATGAAGACGCACGAGAAGATCAAAGATACTATCGTTCTAAAGAATATTTAGATGATATGTATAAACGAGCAGATGAACTACAAGCCAAGCAAATGGCACGTGCTCAAAAGTATGGTAAAGAGTCTGCTTTCTATGGTTTCATGTATCAGGGACTTCCCAACTTAATGGCTCAGGCAGCTTTCTCTAAGTATGCCTTTGCACCTGAAATGGTCAAAGGTGTACAAGATGCATATAGTAGGATCAATGCAAGTCCTGCAGGAATGACCAATTACATGTCAGTTAACCCAATGGGTAGAGGTATAGGCTAATGAGTGCTTTTGATTATGGTTCGGCAGGTTTTAATCCCAATAGTGCTTACGCAGGAGGAGCTGTTTTTCCTCCTTTAACTGCGCCTCCTCCAGTATCAGGTGGAAATGGAGGTATGTTTGATAGTTTTGGAAACTTTTTAAATAGTGGCTTTATGTCCAACGTTGGTGGACCGTTATTGTCCGCTGGCTTAAGTGGTATCTTTACAAATCAAGCTGCTAAAAATTATGGTCAAAGTGCTTATCAAGCATCTGCAATTGGTGCATTAGCTGCTGGAGATGCAGCATTAAGGGACTTTGGCTTTGGAAATAGGAACGCAGATCTTGCACAGCAACGTCGTCAAAAAGATGCAGCATTTCAGTTAGCCATGCAAAAAAGTAAACCATTCCAAGATTTAACAACCAAAAGTTTTGGTATGCAAATGGCTGCACAAGATAGTCCAGGGGCAATGCCACGGGCAGGTCGTTTCATGACAATGTTTGGTTGACTTGGGTCTGCGATAATTAATAAATAAAAGATGTAAAAGAAATGGTTTTAGTTCTACCGGCGTTAGCTACAGGAGCGTTATCAGCAGCTGGTGGTTTCGCGGCAAGTAAACTTTTAGGCGGCCTGTTTGGTGGTGGTGGTTCGTCAGGCGGCGGAGGAGGAATGGGAATGATGGATATGGAGGGGTTTATGGATCTGATTGCTCCTCCTGAATATCTTAGTCAATATGTAGAAGATCAATTTAATCTAGGACCACCTTTTGGAGCCAATAGAATAGATCAATTGCAAACTGCTGTAGATGATAATGAATTAGATAAATATCAGTTATTAAATATATATGACACAGCAGGAATGAATTTAGGAGACAAAGCATATTTTGATGCTTTGACTGATACGGTAGGTAAAAAAGATAGACGTGAATTAGCAGGCATAGTTGGAGGCACAATGTTTGGTGGCGAAGAACCAACTAGAAAACAAATTAAAGCTGCTGATAAATATGCAACAGCAACAGGACAGATAGGTAGTCCAAAAGAAGCACAACAAGCATATGCCACTTATTTTGCACAAACTCCGCAAGGAATGAAAAATAGAATGCCTTCTTCACAAGAACTTCTTGCTGGTATGAAATATGGTCCATTAGTAGGTACTGAGAGTGGAGTTAAATTGTTTGCAGGTACTCCACGTACTAATGAAATGTTTGATAGAATAGATGGGGCTAGGAACTATAGAGCTGATAAATTTAATTCTCTTTTTAATACTTGAGGTAATTTAAAATGGGTAAAGGTTTTCAAGACTTTTTAGCTGAGTACGGTCACGACGATAAAATTAGTAGTTCAGATATAAGGGCTTTTGGTGACTCAGGAGGAAGCCAAGAAGACGTTGCATTTTTTTTAGATAAGATAGAAAATCAACAAGATAAAGAAAACAAGCCAGGAGCAGGTATTACAATTGGCGACAAAGCTTATACTGCAGCAAATAAAAGTGGCAACTTTGGCGCCTCAACCACTGGTATAGATTCAGGAGGTTCAGGAG